GTTTCTTCTTTAGTTTCTTTTTTTGGTTCTTCAGTTTTTTCTTCAGTAATCTGAATATCAGGTTTATCTGATTTTTCTTCTTTTGGTTTCGAATGATCAGTGTAACCTAAATCTACTTCACCTAAATTTAAATTTGGTTCTTTAGTATTTTCAGATTTTTCTTCAAGTTGAACACTTTCTTCTTTTACATTGTCAGTGTCTAACTCGACTTCTTTTTCTTTGGCTAATAGAGCTTCCGCACTATAGTCTTTTACCTCTGCCATGTTTATCCTCCTTTATTAAAATAAATGGAGAATATCTTCTGGCTTACCTATAGTTCCTATGATCTCGTCATCATTTAAAATACGATGCTCACCGTATTTAGTTTGAAATCTACTTCCAGCGTATCTGCCGTAAATAACAAATTCGCCTTCATTACACCAAGCACCCTTTGGAAATTTTTCTTTGTCCTCATAACAAAGGTCACCCATTTTAACAACAAGTCCAACAACAGTAGTCATTTGAATTTTGTCTTGAGTTTCGTCTGCTAAGATAACACCGCCTTTTGTTTTTGCTTGTCCTGACCATGGTCTTACAAGCATACGGTATCCTACGGGGTTTGGTATGATTTCAAGATATTTTTTGATGCCTTCTGGATCTGTTGGAATTTGTGATTTGACCTCTTCCTTATTTTCTTTCGAACCGAAATCTGTAAGTTTAGGTTTTATCAATTGTACCATCGTTATCCTCCTTGTGCAGGTTTTTAATATCCTGAAGCAGCGTTTCTAAGGCGCTGAGTCTGCCCCTAGCATACATCAACTGAGATTCGGTTTCAACCCCATAGCAAATATGATCCTTAACATCCTTAATTTGTTTTTTTGCTACGTTTTCTATTTGCTCTTTAGTGAAAGGATCCAACATAAAATTAGTTCTAAACTAATTAAAAGGATATGCAATGCTTTTTATTTTACCTTGTGATTTTAATTTTTTTAAATCACCCTTTGTCATTTTTTGTAATTGCTCAACCGTATATTCATCTCTTTCATACATTTCAATATGAGGATCTTCTTGAGTTTTACGTTTAAATAAATTTTTTATCCAATTCCAAATCATTTTTTCCCCTTAAATATTTGTGTTCCCTTAATACCATAAACGCTCGCTACGACAAGAATCCACAAATTTGTGAACCAGGAAGGAAGCGTTGAAAAATATTCAAAGAACAATTTTACTTTCTCCATTGCAGTCGGATCATCACTCATGACTGCCCAAGCAAGCACCAACACGGGCGCAGACAAAATTATCAAAATAAATTCGTCCTTATAATCTGATTGACGAGCCTCTAACAATTTTCCTTGGTACTCACTTTCCCCGCGAGCCATCTTATCGGCATGCATTAATTGTGCATCTGCCATTTTCATTTTTGTTTCTTGTTTCTTTTTGTAGATATGCGTAGCTGCATTTAATCCTAATTTAAGTGCTGAGAACCACATTATTTAACTCCTATAAATTTTGAACCTTTTATTGCTGCACCCATACCTCTAATACCATCTGGTCTATGAGGACACGACATTTTACTCATTTTACCTTTATTCATTTTTACTGGAGGCACTTGTGGGTTAGGCCCTCTTTTCGGAGGAGGCCCACTTGAAACACCACCAGAATTATAAGCAACAAAATCGAAAAATTTATTTTTTGGTTTTATTAATAAAGGATCAATAGGTTGAGTCGCTTTAACTGGTTCAACTATTTTTGGCATAATTTCTTGTTGACCATCGTTATTTCTTTTTGCCATCATGTTTGTTTTTCTTTTACTCTTTGGTGCAAAAATTGTATTTTGATCAATAGCTTTTTTATATAAGAATCCTCCTCCTGGTATTACTAAACCAGCTGCCAGAGCAATAGCTCTATTTTTTGGGCTTCTGCTTGGTGTTATTAAATATTGTAAATCTTTTCTTTGTTTAGCAAGTGTTTGTCTTTGTTCTTGAGAGTAAGATCTTTTTGGTCCTTCAAACTGAGCCATTGGATTTCTTCCTCTAACACCTCCACTAACAGTCGTTCCAGGAGACATTGCTTTACCTTTTTTTGTATCCGCTTGTGCCCCTTTAAATGCTTTCATTACATCTACACCTTTAATCTTACCTTTATTTTTAGAAGCATAAAAAACACTTTCAGCATCTTTACCATACTGCTTCTTCATGGCCGACATAATTTTTTTACCTTTATCTGTAAGTGGCATTATTTTTTCTTACTCCTTGCAAGTTCAATTTTTTCTTCTGCAATTCTAATTCTCTCTGCAGCTTGATCTTCATTATTTTCTAATTTCATTTTCTCAATATCTAATTGTTCTTCAATTTGATTTTCTTTTATATCCATATTCATCATTGCCTCATCAGCTCTTCGTTGCATATCCATAGCTCTTAAATCTAACTCTCTTTGTTTCAACATTACAAGTGGATCTTGTTTTTGACCCATCGCTTCTGATTGTGCTAGCTCGATTGTTAATTGTGAAACTCTATTTGCTATCATTGCATTTATTTCTATTTGTGCTCCTTGTGGATCTGATTGTAATCTACCTTGCATAATAGGATCATTCGCTATTGCTGCACCTACTTCTCCTTGAGCCTTGAGTGAAACGTGCTCTGAAATGTGAGCTTGAAGAGCTGTGTAAACTTGTGGATTAATTTGTACCATTCTAGTCGACATAAAAGCTCTATGTGCATTGATATGTGCATCATGGTCTTGATCTGCAAAAGCTTTTAGTGGTTTCATCGCTAATACTTCCATATTTTCAGTTGCAGGATCTTTTGGAATAGGTTTTTCTAGTGGTTTAAGTATTTGATCAATATCTTGAGTCCCTAATGCTTCATATACTCTTCGATATGCCTCTCTAAGGTTGTGCATCATCGGATTTGACATCGCAATCTTTAAATTTTCGTTTGCAAGGGTCACTCTCTGCGCCATACTCATGATATTTGGGTCGGCAACAGGAATTACATCAACTCTATCATCGAAATCAGTTTGTTTTACTGCTTGATCTGCACCATATACTGAATATGGGTACAATGGTGGTAAATATGTAGCAAAAACTTTAGACAATAACCTAAATTCACGTCTCATTGAGTAGTAACATCGCTTATGAATAGCACTCATGACCCTAGATCCACGTTCCAAGAGTGAAACAGTCGTACCAACAGCTCTATTTTGCATGTCATTGCCTGTATCCATGTTTGTAATCGCTGCAAATTTCTGTCCAGCTTGTACAACAAAGCCCATTAACTGATAAAGTGTAGCTGATGGTTCCTTAAATGGTAAAATTTGGAACTGATCTTTGATATTTCCTCCCGGTGCATCCACATCTCTGAACTCTCCCGGTTGAAACGGTTGGTCATCGTCACGAATTCTTATACCTCTAGACTTAAATCCAGCTGGTAAGTTAGATAATGTTCCAGCATCAAGTAATTGTCTTAGAGATTGTGTAGCTGTTCTGCTTAATCCACCAATCATGTGAGTCAAACCAAAGCCATAAAAACCCAAACCTGGTAAAAATTTGAAGTGAACAAAATATTCTTTACGTTTTTTTAGTTCATCATTTAAATCGTAGTTTCTATAGATAGATAAAATTTGTCCAGAGCCTTCATCGATTGTTACGATGTAAGGAACTTTAACTTGTTTGTCTGCATCCTGCATTTCAAACTCTTCTAAATTGCAATCAACATGCATTTCTAAAATAGAAAAAGAATATTGTTTATCTCCTCCAGGTGTAATTCCTTCTAGCTCTTGATATTTTTTCTCGATATCACTTGGTCCAGTAGATGTGGGTTTAAGTTCTACATCTCTATAAAAACCAGCCTGTTGTTTTTTTAGAATTTCATTCTCACCCATTTTAATTACGTGAGTAATTCTTTCACAATCCATCAAATCAGTTGCATAGTATGGTACCACTAAATCTTCAGCTGGTATAAATTTAGATACTGCTCTTTGCATTACTTCATCGTAGTAAACTTTTTTAAATGCAGAACCAGCAAGTGCTAAATAAAATAATAACTGATCAAACTCTGGAGTATATTCTTCCATCTCCTCAGTAATCATGTAATTCATAAAATCTTGAACACGCTGCGCTTGATTAACTTTCTCATCATCTTCCATTCCTAGAACTCTTGTTCTGACTGGACCAGACGATGGTAATAATTCTTTATACGCTTGTGCTTGAAATTGTGTAACGGCTTCTGATAATAATGGATGAGTCACGGATGCCGACCCTTTAAACGGTCTTGTCATCTCTGTGTGTTTGATTCCAAGAAGATCTAAATTATTTGTATAGGACGTCTCCCAATCTTTTCTTGAAACTCTATCTTTTTTATAATCGTCAAGCAATTGATTTGACATTCTTTGCAGAACATCATCAGACATGTCCTCTGCAATGTTTTTGTAAAATTCATCTGCAGCACTTGCTAACTCCTCCATAGGAGTTGCTTCTGTTTCAGATTCTACTTCAACATCTACTTCTTCAGTGTTAGGAGTTTCAAGCTCCTCCACAATTGCTTTATCGATTTCAGCCATTAATATAGTTTAGTAGGTTTCATCCCTTGTATTGCCATTCCACCACCACGAGCTTTAATCATTTTTCCTTTTTTAGCTCCATCAAACATACCTAAACCAGAATTTTTTTTCTGCATAGCTTTATACTGACTTTCAGATTTTGGCATAAGAGGTGAAAGCATACCTTTATCTTTTCTCTCTTTAACAATTGCAAATTGTTTTGCTTTTGCTTCTTTAGCTTTCTTAGAAATTTCAGCTATCTCTTTTGGACTAGCATTTTTGTCTATTGAAATTTTTGTTGATTGTCCCACTATACTTGATTCAGGATTTTTTAAATCTTTAACAAATTTAGGTTTAACTTTATTTGCAACTTGACTCATTTTTTGTCCGTCAGATACTGTTGCTTTTCCTGTTGTACCTGCACCCATTCCCATAAGTTTTGAAGCACCATAAGCTGCTGCTGCACCTAATATTGCTTTTCTAAGTTTTTTTCTTCTCGACATGTCTTATCTCCTAATAATATACGTATTTTCTTTGTCTATAACTTTCAACCTCATCCTCGTCAGAATAAGTTGTTATAAACGAACCTTGCC